CAAAGCTTGAAGTTGGAGTTGGAGGCGACTCCAAAGCGCGTCGCATCTGCGATAGCGCTCTTGAATCAGCAGCTCGCTGGTTTAAGACGATAGTGTTCTTGGGCCTAGCTTAAGGACGATCGTCTAGGGATGTTCCCTAGGCGAAACTTGTTGCTTCACAGCGACATTTCCACCAGAAAGGAGCCAACTAATGGCTGCTCAAACGACCATTACCATCAATGATGGCGCTACCACCCCTGTTGCTCACAACTTCGACCCGAAGGGTGCGAAGATGCAACCGGACAAGAAGGAGATTGCTGATTGGCGTGACCAGTCACCGACCCAAAAGGTTGGTTATCTGAGTCTCTCCGAACAACATACTCCGGTCAACGCGAACGGAATGGAGAAGTTTCGATACGTCATCGACGTACCGACTCTGGAAACGCCGGCTTCCGGCGGGACCTTTGCTCCTCCTCCTACTCGCGCGTACGGCACAATTGCCGTAATCGAGGTGTGGGCTCATGAGCGTGCATCGGATCAGGAGCTGAAGAATATCGTTGCGTACGTGAAGAATTTCACTGCGCACTCGTACTTCAGCAACGCGATCATCAAGAGGGAAGCTGCGTGGTGAGCCAAAAGCTCAGCATTTTGCTTTCTTGTTTGGTGGTCCTCGCGGTACTCACGTACGGCGGGCCTGTTCTTGATCTCATCAAGGAGAAATCCTGTGCTCCACAGAAAAACTGGACCTCGTCCAGAGTCGAACAATCAGCAGACAGCGTCTACTCGCTTGAGGGCAAAGAAACCCCTCAAATCGAAATTTCCGACGATCCTCGAAAGGGTTTCGTCGTCAGACGCCGATAAACTGATCTACGACTACCTCGCTGCCCTGGGCTCGCCTAGGGCTTTGACTGTCTGGTTGCTTTACAGTCAGGGTGAGCACTCTGATGTGGTAAAGCTAGTAAGTGACCCGTTGCAGTACAACGATGCGGACAAATTCCGCGTCGACCATGCTGCAACTAAATTCCTTTCGAAATGTGTCGGTTTAAAAACTGGCATTGATCTGAAGGCAGTGGCACTTGTTTCCGCCGAAGAAGCGGAGCTTCGTTGCCGAGAGACCAACTCGAGGCTGAGGGAGATGCGACGATTTCCGGGTGTGAATCCGGCCCTTGACGCGAAATTCTTTCGCGCCCAGAGGATCATCGCTGATACCCTTGGCCCCGTTCCCGACGTCTTCCAAGACGTCGGGTGGTCGCGAGGTCGCACTAGTGCGGCCTTTGGCGATGAGGTGGCTAGCATCTATAAGTACGCTAGTCGACCAGACGTAACAGTGCATGCCCGCCACTCGGCTACCGAGTTGGTGCGGGGTTCACCGTCCTGGGGGGCGTCGGTTCTTAACGCCGACGGCCCTGTGAGCGTGTTGCAAAGCGCGTTTACAGTTGTGACGGGGAACACCATGATCACTGTCCCGAAATCCGCCAAGACTGATAGGGTCATATGCTACGAACCGCATATGAACATCCGCCTGCAGCTTGCTGTAGGTTCGTATATTAGGAAGCGTCTCCTCAAAAGGGGGATTAATCTTAACGATCAGTCTATCAACCAACGACGTGCCCGCGAGGGATCCCTTTCGGGGGACTTAGCTACCATCGACTTGTCGATGGCGAGCGACACGTTGGCCTTGGAGCTCGTTTACGAGCTCTTGCCGATTGATTGGGCCCTAAAGCTCGATCAACTTCGGTCAAGGTACACACTTTGGCCTGACGGCTCGACTCGAAAGAATGAGAAGTTCTCCTCCATGGGGAATGGATTTACTTTCGAGCTTGAGTCTCTGATTTTCTACGCTCTCGCGAGCGCAGTTACGGAGAACGTTAGCGTGTTTGGTGACGACATAATCATGCCATCCGGTGCCTTCGAGGAGGTTAGCAACCTTCTCGTCGAATCCGGCTTCGTGGTCAACAAGACCAAGTCGTACGCGGTTTCCTACTTCAGGGAATCGTGTGGTAATGATTGTTTCGGCGGTTCTGTTTGTACTCCTGTCTACCTCAGACGTCTACCAAAGACGCGAGAGGATGTTGTTAAGCTCCACAACGCAGTTAGGCGCTGGTGCTCCGAGGGTGAAACCTCGAGGCACTGGATGCTGATGCTGCGGAAGTGGAGAAACATCCATACTTGTCACTTAGGCCCTTCGGGGTACGGTGACGGCCACTACCATGTCGACTTCGAGGACTGTACGCCTAGGCGTGCAGAACACGAGCTCGATGGGTGGTGGTTTAAAACGTACACACGGGTTTCCCGTGTTAATACGTTGTATGGCGATCGCGTGTCGGGGCGCTTCTCCGACGCTTTCAGCTACGCTGCCTTGTGCACTGCGCTGGGACCAAAATCGACACGTTCCGTTGTGGACGCGTCGGTTGATCGACGACAGATGTTTTATAAGCAGAGTAGGGTGTTGGCCAGCTTTACGTGGCCGACAATAGTCTGGGGGTCCTAGATCCCTGACTATTTTTCCTCTTAGTTGAGGTGGAGGGCAGGATGCCCTTAAAGCGGAG